TTCTTTATTTTTCTCTCTACTAGTCACTAGTTACTAGTCATAGAGGTGATCCAGGGTCAAACACCTTGGTATTATTAAGACGCTTAAGGGCAGTGGTAAACAAGCTTTGCTACTGCGTGGTTGTGACAATATATATTTAGTTGTTATTTTTACAATGGAATTTCACACGCACTACATAGCGACGCCTGGCACGGCAATTGCGATTCATCAAACGCTAATCAAATATCACACAATGGTTATCGATCATATCCAGAAAATGCAACGCGCGCTCATCTCAAATATTAATAATAATGTACAAACGGAAAGCGTCTCGAGCAACGCCATCCTAAATGAAGACTTCGATGATGGTGTCGTCGACTCTCAAGAAACGTACATCGCTAAGATGTCCGGGTGACATGTTGTCATATACGAGCGATACTCTTTGAGGAACGCATCGTCTTTCGTGAGCTTGTTCTTTGACCATGATGTGGGGTCTGCGTGACGCACGATATACCGATCTTCAATCAGAGGAAGCTCGTTAATTAACATATACACGAAATCGCCGATCGGGCCCGACCACGATGATGCGTCCCGCACGACTCGCACGAAGAGCCTTGCATTGTCATTGGATTCGGGGCGAACTGCGAAATGTAATGTAAATGCGCGCTGGCCATCAAAGATGAAGCGCAGACACGTTGACCATGGCCCCCAATATTCGTTCTCGATCACGAGCGTCTGGTCTTTGAGGAATGCGTACTCGTACGATGCTTTGCCATTGACGCCGCCGCGGTTGATCGTGACATTCGGATTTCCTTCGATCAAGTGGAAGGCGTGGACGGTTTCGAGATGAGACCAATCGAGCGTGTTCTCGACGCACAAGATCGGCGAGCATCCATCGAACGCCCGAGAGTACTCCGTGACGCGGCTCCCTTCAAATTCCGTCGATGAAGGAGGCATTCGTTCGTCTGTGGGAAGGTCACCTTGCCCAGATTTCAGCCATACGATGCCGTGGCTCTCGGTGACATTTCGGCGATCGGCTTGCATCGGCCCGACATGCTTGCCGTGATACTTGCATTTGATGCATCCGCCTTCAGTGACGACCCCCCCCTCGGACAATGACGCGCCGCGGTGTGGACATACATCGTCGACGACTGTCGGCACATCGCGCTTCACGTCCCAAAATACCGCGTGTCGCGTGCCGTGAATCATCGTCTTGAGCGGTTTGGTCGTGCGTGTGCGTGCGACTCGCGTAAACTCGACTGGACACCAATGCGCTGCTCTCACATGCATTATATTGTACATGACCATTTAAATTTCAGATACGCGCACTGATTTGGGAATGAGTATCATCATACGATTGCCGGGCCTTACGCGCGATTGATCCTGCAGACGCATGCGGCATATCGAGGATCTTGGCGATTTGCGTGGCGATTTTCGTGAATTCGGTTTCGGTAGCGAGCGCTGGTTTGCCGGATCGACATAGAATGCCATACGTTGCGTCAACGTGCGCGCTCCTCAACATCTCGGCGCCTGCTTGTTCGAGGATGGGTCCGTTCGTTACAGCCGCAATAAACGATCGAAGCAGCGACGATGGATCGATATCCCACGGCTCGTCGGCCATTTGAATCAAAAGCGGTCGGGTCATGTAGGCGCGAATCGATGGGACTTCTTGACAAACGGATCGATGACCTAATATCCGCCCCAACTCAATCTTGACGAGCTCGATCGTCTTGGGGAACTTCACCGCGGGCGTTGCGTCTCGCCATAATAATATCGATTTCGTCACTGCCGCGGCAACGTCGATTCTGAAAGCGTCAATGTGACTCTCCATTTTTGTTCCAATTGTTACAATTGTGGATACTTAAGCGTCTTTGATTTGATTGCGATCATACATTACAACTCATTTTGAGGTATGTTTGTGTGCGATTCGCGTGCGTCTCGAGATGTTTCCCGAGATCGTTGATTTCGTTGAGTGCCGTGCCGCTCCACGTCATGAGAACTTTGTTCATGGGCGTGGGATGTGTTGCTTCACGCACCAAAGCAGCATTCCTGATCTGGTACAGGTTGCGCGTGACGGAATCGAGCCATGTATTGATATCGGTAATGTATCCGAGAATCTTGCGTCCGGTATCGATGGAGTATGCGCTGATATCAAGAATACGGTCATCACACCATTCAGAACGGATCGATACAATATACTCATCAAAAAGCGTTTTCTTGTACGCGCCGACCCACGAGTCGAGAGTTGTGAAGTGTGTCAATACGCGCGTAGCCCACGTTTTCATCGAGCGGGTCCGCGTCGCATCGTGAAACGCCATCATCTGATCTTTGAGGCCGTCCTTCTTCGTCGACCAACATTCGATATTATGTAGAAAGGTCTCGTGTGAAGCCATAAATTCCAACTCGATGATAACGGGAGTCTGGATATCCATGAAGTTGACTGGAAGGTCGTCACTGACATCACACACCAACATTATTGTTTGTTATTTATTATTATGTAACCACTCTCAATAAACCACTCACCGTATCAGCACCGCCACATCAGCACCGCCACATCAGCATCGCCACGTCAACATTGCCGCCACGTCAGCAGCAACTCGTCATCGCCACGTGGACCGCGCCTCAAGACTTCCAACGAGCGCGCCTTAGTGTGTTTTTGGAAATGGCGTGCACACCAATTTCAAAAACACAATATCAAAGCACATTTTTTTTCATGTTTCTGTTTTTTGAACTTACCGTTGTGTAAATTTCTAGTTGGAGTCGCGTCTACCGCTGCTTTCACAGACGGGCTAGACTATTTCTTAAGCAGCACTTTGTTGAAAGTGCTACCGATTGACATATAGTCGTTGAGGTGAAGCCATCTTTTAGATAAGGCCCTTCCCTGCTGATTACCTATTGTTTTTTAAAAAAACATCCAGACTGATGTCACGATACCACAGAAGCTCTGTGCCAGTGTCGAGTTTTCACAACGACACCACGTTAGTCTGGCTTTAAGGTTTCCCAGTCATGAGTCAATCTTGCATATGCTTTATTTAAAAGGCACATACTAGCGGCTGCGGGTCGCTTTTCCGAAGCGATGGTCCGTCAACGTGCTTTCCCTCGAGACTTCCAATCTCGAGGCGGCCGCTTTTCTGCCCAAGTTGTTGTTTAGGCGAGCCCACCCATGCCGCTCATACACGTTATCCACGTCTTTCGATCGTGGCGTGGACTGTATCTTAACCAGACGATTGTAAAATCTATCGTCCAGCGACTACCGTTCAGTCTCTGACGGCCACCCATATATGTATGGATGTAACCATGCGGATCTCCAATTTCGGATCTCATTCAAGAGATCGTCATCCAGCGACTTATGACCATACCCTGGTTCGTTTCTCCAGGCCAGGAACGGGTTTCCCCCAATTCCCTTGGTATCGCGTGGCTTTATGGTGTTCCCGCAACAAGTAGTCTCGCATGGTTGCAAAATGAACCATACTAGCTACTGGCATGGACTTGTTATTTCCAAGTCCCCGGACGCACAACTGGTTTCCAGCACCCTTTCCGGATAGGTGCCGCAGGTAGCTTCTCTGCACAATGAATTTTTATGCGAAGGACATTGTAATTTTCCGCGAAGATGAGTAGGTTGGTGAGGTTACCGGCCACGTTGGCGAGCGTCACCTCCTCGGAGGCAACACCAACATTGGCGGCGTCGTTGAATGCAACGCTGCACGGCTTAGTGGTGACAATAAGCGTGGCGTTATCAATGCGACTGAAATTGCACGTGCCCGAAGGCTGGTGCTCGGCGGGCTTCAAGCTGAAGCTGTAGAGGTAGATACCGGCCGAAGGAATCGACTGGAAGTGCTCGTACGGCTGGCAGTTGTTGAAGAATGAGCCGCGACGCTCGGTGAAGCGATCGTGGCCATTGAGCTGAAGCTTCACGGCCTGGAGAGGCGCGAACTTCTCGTCGGTGGAGCCGGCAGCAGCGGCGGTAAACTCGCCGTGCTTGGACCCCTTCACGACCCACGTCAAGAACTTGACGGGGTGGTTGAGGTTGAGACGCACATTGGTAGTGCGGGATGCGGCGGCGGGGGAGAGTGCCTCCGAGCCGGTGTGCTGGAGCTGTGAGATGCTTTTCTACCTCTGCTTTCACAGAGGAATAGACTCTACTTTACGCAGCGCTTTCATCGAAAGCGCCACGGATCAACATGGAGTCGTTGAGGTGAACTCGTGCTTCTGCGACGAGCTTTCCCTGCTGATTGCCCATTGTTCCATCCAAACCGATTTCACGATACCACAGAAGCTCTGTGCCAATGCCGAGTTTTCACAGTGACATTACGTTGGTTTGGCTTTAGGACGTCCCAGCATGAGTTGATCTTGCACGCGCTCGTCAAAAGACGCGTACTAGCGGCTGCGGGTCGCTTTTCCGAAGCGATAGACCGACAACGTGCTTTTCCTCGAGATTTCCAATTTCTCGAGGCGGCCGCTTTTTTACCCAATCTGTTTAGGTACTCGTGCGAAGTCTGTGCGAAGCGGCGCCTCTCGTCGGTATCTAGGAAAATATATGATACGTAGAGAGTTGCCGTAGGCGTGTAAGAGGTGTCGACACCAACAGCGGCAAGCTCGGTAGCTGAGCCGAAAGTGATGTGCAACTTAACCTCGTGGTACTGGAGGGCGATGAGCGGGAGCGCAAGGCCGGGGTTACGGTTGAAGAAGAACGAAAGGGGGAGGTACATACGCTTGATAACACCAACGTCGGTTGCCGCGGCAGTGTTGTCGAAGTCAGTGAGGCGGCGGTAAGCCTCCTTCTCTGAGCCAGTCTGGCTGAGCTCCGACCAGATACGGTACCAGTCAGCGTAGTGCTTATCAATCTTCTGCCCACCAATCTCGAGCTCGACCTCCTTAAGGAGCGCCTCGCCGGGGAAGAAGGAAGCGCCAGCCGACTTCTTGAGAGTGACCTCAAGGAAGACGGTGGAGATGAGATCACCGTTGCGAGAAACGGTTGCGCTGCACTTCTTGCCGAACGCCGGGGTGCCGTTAAACACCTGTTCGATCGACTCCATTGCGAACTGGGTGTGACGACGGTACACTACCTTGAAAAAAGTAATAGAGGGGTTACCTGTACGAAAACCATAATTTTCAGTTTTTGAGCTGAAAATCAAGAGTACCCTTGCTTTCACAATATTTGGGGGGAGGGTCTAGACTTTATCTTAAGCCATTACGTGCATGCATGCACGCAACAACCGATTGCCGTCAAGTCGTTGAACTGCATCCGAGATATCTATTTAAAAAATATCATGGGACTTGGCTGCTGATTACCAATTGTAATATCCGAGAACTGTGTTACCATCACAGACGCTGTGCCACGCCGTCCTTTCGGGCCGGTGCTTTGTCGTTCTTGGCTTTATGGAGTCCCAGCAATTTGACAATCTCGCATGTTTCAGCAAACATACTAGCGGCTGCGGGATGCCTCCCGACAACGTACGTCAACGGCCGCTTTTCTACCCTACAGATCAAGGTAAATATCCTGTGCGCCATCTCTGCTACCAAATCTCTCGAATTGGGATAGACTCTCCCTTACGCGGCACCCTGTAAGAGTGCCACGGATCAACATGGAGTCGTTGAGGTGAACTCGTGCTTTGAGGCGACGAGCTTTCCCTGCTGATTGCCCATTGTTCCATCCAAACCGATTTCACGATACCACAGGAGCTCTGTGCCAGTACCGAGTTTTCACAATCGATACCACGTTGGTTTGGCTTTAAGGCGTCCCAGCATGGGTTGATCTCGCGTGTGCCTCAAAAGACACACACTAGCGGCTGCGGGTCGCTTTCTGATTTCCAAAGCGATGGTCCGTCAACGTGCTTTCCCTTGAGATGTCGAGTCTCAAGACGGCCGCTTTTCTGCCCATGAACGTTAGGCGACGAGCTGCATAAGACCACCACCCATATTGGACCGAGGTATAATGTATATAGAAAATATTTTTTGGAAGCGAACGCACCGCAAACAGGTCGGGTCCACTTGCAAAAAAATGTATTTACGTCTCCTTGGTCATCAATGTCAAACCGCCTGGAGATTTAATGAGTTTTTTTGTATGACATTGAAATACAATATCGACATCAGTTTTGGAAAATACGGGCTTGGATTCACATGTGCCGCTCCATTTACATACTTCGACGCGGTCGAATGTCACTGTATACGCCCAAGGATACGCGCGCGGCTCGATGTGGCCGTGCATGGTCACAGTCCCTTCCTCCATGGCAACGATATTCTGAACTGACCGCTTTTCAGCATCGATAATCTGGACGATATCGAGGACTCGGACTGCGCGATCCGGGTACGTATTGAGCGTGAGGTGACGTAAATTCCTGACTCCAACGCCGAAATTCTGGGCATGCGAAGCCTCGAATCGCCATCGGCCCGACGAGATTTTATGCTGGAACATCGTTCTGTTTTAATATTGCAGCGTACTTTTTATTGGTGTATTAAACGATGCTTCAAGCACGACGGGTAGACATGAGGCCGTTGGTGCGGTACGACGGAGGGGTCCACGGTGCGTACGTGGCCGTGGACTTTGCAGGCTTGCGACCCATGGTCTTGATGGATGCGTACGCTGACCGGAACGTGGAGACAGTGGATGCGCTTGCACGGCCCGCGGCACTGCGGACGACATTGAGTGCCCCGGCGGGAATGGTCGGGAGCCGAAGCGTGCCTTTGTGGTGCTTGTATGCAGCGACGCCACCGACCGCGGCAAGTGCGAGTGCGCCGGCCCAAAGAGCGTTACGGCGACGGAGGCTGCGCATCCGCTTGCCGACGATCACGGACGCGGCCTTGGATTCGGGCGTGTTCTTCTTGGTCGCTGCGAGAATTTTCATGGAATTGAGTGCGGGTTTGGCGTATGCGGGGACGGCCATATGGGTGGAGATACAGTGATACAATCACGTGGGATTTTTTTTTGTGTCACGGCATATCTCGTGCGATGGCTTTATCGGCATGCTTCTTCAAGAACATTTCGACGGGGTCTTCCGGCATCCACGCATCCCACGTCGATTCGGTATGGTGCATTCCAGCGCACACCGAGCATTCACACATCGACCGCGACCACGGCTGCGTGACGGCGATATCGGAGGGAGCTTCGGGAGCTTCGGATACATCCATCTCAGTCTCGTCGTCATCGTCATCGTCACCCGTCTCGTCATCGTCATCCGTCTCATCGTCATCCGTCTCATCGTCACCCGAATCCGGATCCGAATCGTCCTGTTCCATCATGGCCGAGACTTCGTGCACTTCTTTCTCGACCTCGTCGAATCCATCTTCATCGAAAAAGTGCCGAGCGCTATGCCGCAGCCCCAACTCGATATCACGCGGGGAGACTTCGTTGCGATGCGCGTGATTTGCATATGTCGCCGCATAACGCGCGGCGCGCCTGACGAGAACGAACGTCATCGCGATCGTTTTCTTCATCAATGATTCTGAATGGGTATTCGGCTCCACATCGCCAAATCCCGTTCGGAGAGTGGCCGGGACGCCGGGAGGATGTTGGCCTGGCATTTTTATTGGTAAATGTATTGGTAATTTCATATTTCCAGTGGCCTTAAGCGTCCGAATGAAAATCTTGTCGTGATGTGCATGTAGAAATCATAACAGAATAATTGGCGATTGAGAATCGCCACGTAGACGCCACGTGGACTTGCCAGCTGGCACACTTCTCACATAGATCCAATGGGCGCGCCTCACACAACAACAAACAACAAACAATAAATAATAAATATGCAAGGGACGCGTGCCGCCACGGCATCTCCGTTCCATATCTTGCGTGATTCCAGGAGCCGCGTGCCATCGAGCGTCGACGTGAAATGCGGTGCTAAGGACGGTATTTTCGACATCAAGACGCGCCTCGTGACGTGCCGCTGCGATGCCTGCCGCGCTGACAACATTGGGAAGTTCACGCCAAGTGAATTCGAGAGGCACAGCGGCAGGGAGAACTCGAAGAAATGGAAAGTCTCGATAATGGTACCGTCGATGAAAAAAACTCTCGGCGCCTGGCTGGCGGGATGTGGCATCACCGCCAACAAGCGCACGAACACGATACCGTCCGCACCGATCCGCGCGATCCACCCCCCGGCTCCATCCGCTTTCCGCGCCACGCACCCGCTCCCTGCACCACCGCTCCCGGCCCCGATCGTCCCTGCAGTCCCTGCAGACCCTGCCGGCACAGACACGTTCTCGACCCGTCTCGACGCGGCGCTGCAGTCTGGCAAAACGCCCCATATTACAGGGTGGCGCATCACCGATTCAAATGAGATTTCCGTGTCGCTTCATATTGGATCTGTTTCGTTTTCGGGAACGCTCAAGGAATCTCCAAAATTGATGACGGACGCGATGGAGTTCGAGCGGCGCGGATACATCCCCATCCCGACAACGCCAATCACGTTCATGACGGGTATGGACGACGCGACAATGATCATCCCGCCTGATTTCTTCCACGCGAATATCCTCGCGTGGCCAATGTATTGTCTTGGTCGACACGCCATGTGGATGGAGATGTACATGAAATATATCGTCATCCAGCGGAATCTCATGTAATTAGGAATCACCATTCGCCAGTTGACGCATACTTGATAATATTGGCAGCCAGCGACGAGTCAATATCCAAATACGATCCTCGACGGCCGAAAAGCGTCAATCCATCGGCGTCACGGACGAGGCGATGCATGCGTGATCCCCATACGAGGCGATGCCGGTCGGAGAGAATATCGAGAGAGACTTCGCCGTCAATAGGACACTGCTTTCCGTACATATCCGTCCATATATCGTGATGCGTAAGTGGCGTGAAGTATGCGACCTCATATGCCACATCCCACGTCAATCCACACGCATTTGTATCGAATCCACTATAGAATTCCGTGCTCATAGGAACAAACGAGCCGTGAATAGTGAATGCAGCCAATGCCGATTCACATTGAATTTCCAGCGAGTCGGTGATACGGTTCCGCGCACAATCGATATATTGTGTGCTTTTTTTTATTATTACGGGCGTCGCTGGCAGTGTGGGAAGGAGGCGGCGCGTGCATACATCCAACGACCTCTTTCCGAGACTGCGGTATGGCGATTGAGACCATATGACTCTCCACGATCCGTGCATTGGCGATGTCTGTGGCATTTTGTTTTTAATAATAAAATGAATATGTCACCGCTTAAGCGCACACTTTGACATTTATTTCAGATGTTGACGTTTCTCAAAGCGACGTATTATTACATCACAATCGCACCGCGCGTTCTGTATGCATTCCTCTTGAATCTGCCAAACGAAATACATGAACCGCTTCTGCAACTTGATATCGAGCATGCGCCGACAAAAATCGAGACGGCCGAAGATATATTAGCCGATACATCTTTCTGGAATTCCATTCATTAATTTCTTAAACGGCCCAGCGCCATTCGATTGCCGCGTTATCTTTCGGTGTTCCTCCGTAAAAGCGACGTGCAGTATTCTCTTCTAAATCGATCAAGATCCCACCTCCGCCGTTTTTGTTGGCGTTTTTCGTACAGTCGTTGTTCTTCGTATCGCCGTCGCTGCATGTATCGAGCGCCTCGACGATCATTGTCGTGCCAGATGGCATCTTCAACTCGATCTTCTTGCCTTTTACATTAGAATTCCACCACGATTGAGCTTTCTTGGCATTTCCTGATTGGTTCTTGGCATCGTAATAGGCGACAATATTGCGTTTGGCGACTTCCGACGCTTGGATTTTCTTGTCCAGACCAGCGAACTGGCCTGCCCATTTGCATCCCGAATACTTGGTGCATTCAGTCTTATCGGCTTTAGGATCGTAGTTGTCGGAATCTTTACAGCATGAGGGGTACGATGTGTAACGCGTCGCATTCGCCTTTTGCCACTCGCCAATACCAGTTCCCGTCGCGGCGCTGGATCCAGCAGTTGTCGATGATGATGTGGTGCTTGTCGTTCCACTCCGTTTCAAATGGACGAGGTAGGCACTCACACCGGCCATCACGAGAAACGCACACATGAACACGGCCGCGATGAGCATCATGAACTCGTCGCCCATGATTCGTGTGTATCTACTCTACGCTCGCGTTTTATTTATGATGTGCAGAAAGGATCGTCACAGATCTCGATGTGGATGTGAGGGAACTTCAGATGCATCATTTCCTTGATTTCTTCTGCGAGAATGTAGTAGGCAGAGACATCTTCGCATTCGTCGGGATACATTAATAATCGCGTTAGGATATTGCCAATACGAGAGATTTTATCGACGAATATCTCAACCTCATCGATATCATCCATTTCGATGGGATCGATTGGTATATGGACCGTCAAGATAGGAATACCAGACTTTGTGCGTGGCGTAATGCAGTCGTTTGGAAAGACCTGGTCGATGGTGAGTGCCGGGACGACGAGCGTGCATAGAGAATTCCATATATTGAGACGCGTCAAGTCGATATTGCGATGCACTCCGGATAACCTGAGTGTATGTAATTTCGGGACGTTCTTGAATGTATCTGCATTAATATAGCTCATCGCGCCATGAAGATCCACATGATTTGTCGTTGGCGGAAAGATGAGATTGGCGTTATTATTTTCTTCGTCGATGTGAAGACCATTAGGAATCAAAAGTGTTTCAAGACCAGTGCATCGTCCGAGCGTCGATGACGTGAGATTTTGGATTGTAATATACGATGATTTGAAATGTACGAGGCGAGGCGAGGCAATAATCTCGAAATTGAATTTCGGCCATCGGTCAGGATCAATAGCCGAATTGCCATGCCATTCGAAATGCGTCAATTGATCGAGGCGTCCGCACGAATTCATATCGACAACATCAAATAATCCACCGCCAAGCTCGATGAGCGCGCCGGTGATGCGTACTGTCCGGAGCGACGATGGCAGGGGGAACGCATCGGATGAGAACGTCACGCAATCCATAGAAAGTGAAAGAAGCGTCGATGGAAGCGTCGATGTCACGACGCATCCGACGAGCGAGAGGTGCTGGATGTTGATTGGCAATGGAGCGTTCTGGAAATGTTGGCGGCGGCGTTGCATATTGATGATCTGGACCGCGCGTAAAGGATGCTTTCGGTCCATGAGAGGACGAAAAGATGACGATTTTTTTACGATGCGGTCGATCGTCCTATATGCCAATGGCTTCATCATATATGCGCATCCGTCCCTGTCGCTCCGAGGCGAACCGTCCATCGCGTACCCGAGAAACCCCAATTTACACTCGTCACTTCCAGAAGCACTGCATGGCCGTTCTGGCGCAAAGTGGATACGTAATGCCCGGATCGTAGTCGACGATGAAATGATCGAGATAAGTTCGTGGAATGCATCGTGATCACCGTGGAAATCGAGTCCTTGGATTTTATTGTGGTACCGCGAAATCCACGATTTGAAACTCGTCCAGATATTCCATTCGTCATAATTGTCAGAATCGGAAATGCATATGGGAGACGTGACGATCGAAGGCATCGCAAAGCGTTCGAGAGATGGATCGGTGCACAGAAGACGACACGCCAATATTTGCCGTGACGACGCATCATCGCACATTGTAAAAGATGTGTCGATGATGCGTTGGAGGAGATGGTCGGGAAGATGATGTGATGAAGTGTGCATCATTTTTATTTATTAAACAAAAGGCGGTGCGTGGCGCTTGTTTGCCGCGGTGGAATGCCACGTGTCAATTTGACGTGTCATCAAATTCTTTCTTTTTTATTCTTTCTTTCTTTTTTATTTTGTTGTTTATTGAATATCAAACGCGGCGGGTGCTGCGGCGGGTCGTGGTCTTGGGCTTTTTGGCGATCTTGAACGAATCCCAGCGTGCCGCCCATGCCGGGTCACGTGCACGCATCTCTGCATGGCTCTTCTTGCCGGCCTTGTGCTTCTTGATCGAGATAAGCTTGCCATCACGCGGACGCTTCATGATGCCACTCCGGGTGACGCCACCAATAGTCTTGAGGAGCGTGCCCTTGAAAACCTTGCGGTAGGTGCTGCGGACTGACGGTTTCTTGGTGGTCGTGGTCTTCTTGGTCTTCTTGGTGCGGAAGACGTCGAGGAGGTTCATGTGCAATATATAGTCTAGAGCAAGACTTTATTTTGACATCGTCTCGAAATCCTCCTCATCTGGCTCAGATTCGTCAAGCTCGGATTCAGTCTCTAAATCAACTTCAGATCCCGAACTTGAGCTTGCATCGGCATCTGAAGGCTCATATTCAGGATCGATATCGGATCCTTCGTCGGGCCAAGGCATTTCGACAGTCAAGGATGAGCTTGGCGTAGGGTTCCGGCGTGCGGCGCGGTCAGGGAGAGTCCGGAGTACTTTACGAGGCGCAGCCATGATATAGATCGTCAGATTTTTATTTTATTTTCTACGCATACTTTACTCGCCAACCATGATCAGCATGAAGCAATTGCCAGATGCCTACGCCACAGATATCAAGACACTTCAATCAATTGGGCCAGCGCTTCTTTTCGTGCATGTCACATGGTGCTCATATTGCCGCGCTGCGATGCCCATGCTCGAGAAGGTCGCTGCGATGCTCGGGTCTGCTGTGCCGACATACAAAATCGATGCTGACGAGATGCCGCAGATCGCCAAAGCTTTAGATGTGAAATCGTTCCCTACGATCTTTTACATTTCGCGTCATGGTATTCATAAGTTCGAGGCTGAGCGGACGCCTGATAACATTGCCGGGTTCGTGTGTCAGCATGCGACCGGCGAAGGAACGTACGAATTCTGTACTTCGCTTCTGTAAAATATAATCTTGCTTTACATTAATAACATGGCAACAACAACAATGCCGCAATCTACGCCGGGTGCATACGTCGACGAGTACCCTGAAATGCCATTGAATTATGCTGTGCCGACGACCGTGCCGCTCTCCGTCGCGCCATCTACCAAGCGCACTTTCAATTCGGTCGAAATTGGAGTGATCGCAACGGCTATTGCAATCACAATTATTACGATGAGTCTCCTCGTTTCGATCGCGAGGCGCTAATCACCGTTTTTGTGCTGAGGCGTACGTGTTAAACGTATCTTTCTGGGCGATTTGGGCTCGCCATCGATCTTGTAAATGGTGCGTCACGTTGGGAGTGTACGATGGATTGCGGAGCTTATCGGTATTGCTTCCGGAAGGCTCGATGCCCTGCACGATCGAGTAGTACCGAACGACAATCGTCAGCATGTGGTTTAATCCACGCGCGTTATAAAGTGTGCCATCTGCTTTCTCCAATTTGAAAGTCAGCTGGCTCAGTTTCCCAATTGGATTGGTTAGTTTCCGTGCCGGGAACGAAACGAAATCGAATCGTTGCTCTTGGAACCCGTTATTTCCGAGTTTCACCATTCCGAGACCCGGGTGATACTTCTCGGATGACCTATCGCGATGCAGGAACGATTCGATTTCAGGACACCGTATAAGCACATACTTCTCGCCAGTCAAATCGACGAGGCCGGGCGATACGAGCTCGTATTCTGCGGCGTTTACATATATTTCGCCAGCCACGGCGTCGCCTGATACGAGAGACATCCATGGACCGTCAATATCAGTCGCGGATTCGGCGCCTGCCTCGTCGCTCGATGGACCCATGAATATCGTCGTGGCTTCGTAATCGGGTGCAACAGGAACGTACTCAAGAACCATATAATATGTCTGGTCCTTGACGAGATCGTTGATGGTATCGACGCCTGCAGCCTCGCTATCGCCAGCCTCGATCGTTGCAATGGCCATTACCGTGCCGCTTCCATTGACGATTTTCGCAGTGAATGGCGAGCCGCCTTGGTCTGCGTACACGACAATACGCGCGACGGGACCCGCCTGGGAAGCAACGAAACTCTGTCGAATGACGCGCGTCTCGTTGAGGTAATCGATACCTACTTGGGGGAATGGGCCAGTGTACGTCTTGGTCCCTTCCTTGCCGAATGCCGAGACGCTATAGAACGTTTTAGCCGTCGTATTGAACCCAATCGATTTCGCGATCGTCGATTTGCTCGCGTAGAATTCGATGGGGTACGCGCTAATCAATTTGATGCGTGATGTTTTTGTGTATGGCGTCGAGTGCGGTTCAGCACGTATGATATCTGAATTCTCTTCTGCTTTCATTAATAATGTCAACTCTTCGCATAATTGTAACAAATTATAATCGCCCGGCTCGACGATTAAAGTTTTTTTCGGGCCGTCGTCAAGGGCATATATGAGCGAATTCTTGCCTTCTTCGATCGTATACTCTGACCGAGGGAGCTGGACGTCAAGTAAATCCAAGCCAAAGACATTCTTGAATGGGTTCTCGAACTCGATGCAATACTCGCTCGGCGTAGCGTACGCATTCATATCTCGACGAGCCGAATCGATGACCATCAAATAAGAATCCTCATATGCGTTCTCTCTCAGAAAACGCACATCTTCCATGCCTTACATATCAACACATTTTTGTTCATGGAGATCAACCGCGCGCATATACATCATTTCAAATCAACGCACGCCGGCAAGNTTTGCTTGAATTGTCCAAAAGAAGAAGCACGGAAGTCGTTCGCAGATGAAGGGGTGGTACGGATAATATTGCGTGCCCCAGATCGTCATGCATTTCTCCTCGTCGAGTTTCGCGATATCGGTGCCGCGGTCTTTATATGTCGAATCGGACCATAGGAAGCTCTGGATCTCGGGTACATTTTCCAGCTGGATCTTGAATTTCTTGAAGAACTCGATATATGCGGCCATTTGCGAAGGTCGGGCCGCCCAATAGTTGCAGTAATATGACGGTATTTCGGTCGATACGATATCGTTCTGTGAGTAGCCCATCGATGTCAATACTGGAATCCAAATCTTCGAAAAATTGGGATGCCATTGATCAGCCGTCGCAACTAATGGGTCGCCGCGATACATGAAAGCCACAACGTCTGCATTTTGACTCTGGGAAATAACGTCGTCGAGATCGAGAGAATTCATCTTATCGTATGCGCTCCATCCAATGCATCCGACGTAATCGGCGTGCTTCCATTCAGGCATGCGCGATTCGAGAACGTGGAAGTACGCGACGCTTTCGAGATAAAACGTGCTCGGAATCCAAATAATACGCGCCCATTTATGGGAATACACTTCACGAGCCTTCTCGACTGCTTTGGCGTTAGGACACAGAACATAAATTAAATTCCGCGAGGCGCGCTGGGACGTCACGAGACCATCGGGAAACTTAGGGAGGAAATGCGCGTTCGGGCCGTGCGTTCTTCCGATAAAAACACTCGATTCGTACTCGAAGTAATCGAAGAATACATCGTCGAGCTTTGCGTCGTGGCCATGGAGCGTCTTTGCGGGATTCGCATTGAAGAGCACAAGTCCGCCCGGGATCGCGTTATTCAACATCAATGTCACATCGTCGTCGGATCGCGCGTGGTCGCAGAGCGTCACGCGAAACCGCCCGTCGTTTGCAGCGATGGGTTGGTCCGGCACGGCGAGAAAAACGTTCTCGTCGAAGAAGTCGATGGGACATGCACTCTTGAGCCACTCGAATACATCGGTGATCATTTTGTTTTGTTATTTATATAAAAACTACGTCCTTAAGCGTGATATCGATTTTTTTTCGAAACAGACACTTAAGGCCACGTACAAATCTCGTATTTTGTGTATTTGGGAACGATATGACTAGATATTGCGGTGAATGCCTCCCAGAAAAGAAACGCGCGAATTATGGCCCTAAAATGGGGGAGACACCGACGTGTTGCTCGATGCACGGCAAAGCGCATGGATTCATCGACGTCACGCATACGCGGTGCGACCACGACAAGTGCAAGGAGTTACCAGTCTACGGAGCCAAGGGCGAGCAACCGACTCATTGTGGCAAACATAAACTCCCGGACACGATCAACGTCGTGAATAAGCGGTGCGAAGACGACGGGTGCAACGAACGCGCAATCTACGGCTTCAAGGGCGGCAAACGGACTCGTTGCCGCACACACAAACTCCCGAAAATGATCGACGTCGTGAGTCAGCGCTGCAAACATGTCGGGTGCGACGAATTCACACACTACGGCATCAAGGCCGACAAAAAACGAATTCGGTGCCACGCCCATAAAACCGAGAAAATGGTCCTCTTGAGTCAGCGATGCACTTCGTGCGATACGACGTGCACGCAACAAAAGGATAAATTATGCTCGGCGTGCCGCCAGGTCCAAACAATGGGCGCATCGCGCAAACTCATCCGCATCGAGCGCCGCATTATCGCGATGCTTATCTTACACGGAACAATTATCGACGACGACCGGACGAAATTCAACAAATCGATCGGAGCGGAGTGCGGCGGCTACAGGCCCGACATCTACATCAATTGCGGGACGTTTATCTTAGTTATCGAGATCGATGAGAACCAGCACCGCCCGCGGTACATCTCACGCATCGTCGATGGAGTCGTCACGCCCATGGTCGTCGGATCGTACTCAACCGAATGCGAGAACAAACGCATGATGAGTATCGTCAGCAAGGAGCAGATGCCCGTCTACTTCATCCGGATCAACCCTGACAAGTGCACGATCGACGACAAGGATATCAAGGTCTCGTTCGAGAAGCGGTGCGAGGCATTGCGTACGCTCATCAAATCGGTTATGGATGGCGGCAAGCCTGCCGCGTGGATGACGGTCACGTACATGTATTACGACGGCGCGCTTCTTAGGACCGAAACGCCCAACCTTCCCGCTGGATTCTGATTTGTTTTGCCACGTGTTGTGCGTTGGTTTGTGTGATTCGCCACGTGTCACGTGTTGTTTAAAAAACATTCACTTAAGCAAACAGAATAGCACCATTTAGAAATAAATAACAGATTCGTTGTATCAATAAATAATATGGTGGACATCTTCGCGATCGATTGGGGCGGCGTAGATCACGCGCCGCCCGAGAGCGATGCCGCGCGATACGAGATTAGATGTTGGGCGAAAACGCAAGATGGTGTTTCGACTTTACTCCGAATTGCGTTCACGCCATACTTCTTTGTCGCGATGCCTACACACTGGTCCGAAGCGCGCCGCAAATATTTCATCGGGACGGCGATCGAGAAACTCGGCGCGTTACCGGGTTTTTCTCAATCAGTGATGCGAACGCCGTTCCTGGGGTTCACCAACAACGCCAAATTACCGTTCGTGCAATTGGCGTTCCCGAATTTCAAATCGTTCCAGAAAGCAAAATATTCGATTCCGAGGTACGATACGTATTTCAAACTCAAGACGTCCGAATCGAGTCTCGATCCTCTTCTTCGTTTCTTTCATGTTCGTGGAATTTCGCCTGCATCATGGATCAAATTCGATATTGAGCGCGCGACTGAAATCCATCAAGATGACGCCGATCGAGTTTCGGTTGATGGCGTCCGTGAATTCACGATCGATTTTTCAAATGTCGGGCCATCTCAATGTACTGCGCGCCCACCCATCACAATAGCAAGTTGGGATCTTGAGTGTGTTTCAGATACATTGAAATTCCCATGTCCCGACTCGCCACTCGATTACATTATCACGATCGGGACATCGTTTCAAAGATTCGGTGATCCTGAGCCGTACCACCGCGCTGTCGTCACTTTAAAATCGTGTGATCCCATCGAAGGCGTCGAGGTCCTTGCGTACGATACCGAGCATGAAGTGATCAATGCATGGCTAAATTTGCTGAGGCAACATGATGTCGATTGTATGGTTGGGTATAATACAACAGGTTTCGATTTTCGGTACCTCTATGGCCGCGCCGGTGTATGTGTCAGCGATACCGGCTACCCTTTGGTCGATCTTCATAAAATGGGCAAATCGCTGCTTGGCGGCGGAATTCCGATCGAGAAATCTTTGTCGTCCAGCGCGTATGGCGACAACGCGTATTTCTTTCTGTCGACGCCCGGCATCATGCAGCTTGATCTTCTACAAACGTTCCGAAAAGAACTTAAATTGGAGAGCTACTCATTGGCCAACGTCTCGAAGAAATTCCTCGATCAAGGCGACGAGAAGATTGATTTGAAGCCTCAAGAAATCTTCAGGAAGTTCAAGTTGACTCCACAAGACCGCATGGATATCGCCGTCTACTGCATTCGCGACGTCGATTTACCGTTGAAACTTCTTGCGCGCTTATCGACGCTGGAGAACGCACTGGAAATGGCTAATGCGACGTGCGTGCCTCTTGAGTACCTGCAAACGCGCGGCCAGCAGATCCGTGTCTATTCGCAACTCATTAGGAAAGCACGCGAATTGGGATTTGTAGCGCCCGACTCCGATCGCGATGCGCCGGTTCCCGAAGGCAAGTACGAGGGCGCGACGGTTCTCAATGCTGAGCGCGGCGCGTACTTCGATATTGTCTCCGCACTGGATTTCGCATCGCTGTACCCTTCGATCATCCGCGCACACAATCTGTGCCCATCGACGCTCGTTTTACACGACCAGTACGATAATCTCGAAGGTATCGAGTATTATGAAGTTCAAGTCGGCGATACGACGTTCAAGTTCGCTCAGAATGTGGTATGTGTCGTCCCTGCTCTCCTGGAAGACTTGGCCAAGTTCCGCAAGAAGGCCAAACGCGATATGGCATTGGCACAAGATACGGGCGACCATTTCAAGGCGAGTTTGTTTGATGCGCAACAGAAAGCGTATAAAGTCAGCGCCAATTCGGTCTACGGCTTCTTCGGAGCGACGAAAGGGATTTTCCCATGCATTCCAATTGCGGCATCGACGACCGCGACGGGTCGACACATGATCGAGAAGTCCAAGAAACTCGCCGAAGAACTCGTGCCTGGAACGAGAGTCATATATGGCGACAGCGTGGCCGAGTATACGCCAATTTACATTCGGAGGAATGGAGGCGTCAAGATCGTCACGTTCGAAAAATTGGCCAAAGAGGTGGAGTGGACCGTGCGTGACGACGGCAAGGAAGTCGCCGAATGTGTGGATACCGAGATATGGTCCGACGATGGATTCACGCGTCTGGAATGCATTATTCGGCACGCACTGGATCCTTCCAAAGATATGGTCCGTATCTTGACGCATACTGGTCTCGTCGACGTCACGAGCGACCATTCGTTATTGACGCCAACTAGACAAGCCGTCAAGCCATCCGAAGTCGATGTCGGGTCGCCGCTCATGCACTCTGATCTTCCACAGTTCACATTGCCACATGGAGTCGATGCAATGACCAATGAAGTCGAGGCATTTGAATTAGGAGATTATCTTCTTTATAACGATCCTGTGCCTTCTGCAATTCTGGCAGCGGGCGAAGATGTGCGTCGCGCATTCTGGACCGGTCTGAATCGAGATTATAGAGCGGTCTTCGTCCAAGTCCATGGAATGTCAGCGTCGATCGTCGCTCTCGGCACGTCGCTCGGGTATTCTGTTTCGATCAGTACAATACAACAGAATACGCGATTGGTCCGCACGACATTCACCAGGACGAAGACGACATGCTATGATGACACAATCAAGGAAATGCACGTGATTCCGTACGATGGCCGCTATGTGTACGACGCAACGACATCCAACCATCACTTTGCAGCTGGCGTCGGGAGGCTGGTTGTCCATAATACTGATAGTATCATGTGTCTCTTCAAGGTCGCCGAAGAGAAACGGTACGATATGGCCGAGCATTTCAAGGTCGCGCAGCGCGTAGCCGATACCATCAGCGCGACGTTCCCCGACGCCATCGAATTAGAGTTCGAGAAAGCCTACTGGCCATACCTGCTTCTCTCCAAGAAACGGTACGCTGGTCTCATGTTCCTCACGCCCGACACGCACGATAAAGTCGACGTCAAAGGACTCCAATTGGTGAGACGCGATAACGCCCCGATCGTCAAAGACGTCTCGACGGATATCCTCAATCGGATCATGTTTGACCGATCGCCCGAAAAAGCCGTCGAGGCCGCTCGAGCATGTGTGGCGCGAGTCCTCAATGGCGAAGAACCCATTGAGAAATTCGTTATTTCCAAAGCGCTCAAGGCGAATTACGTCAATCCAAGTTCGCAGCCGCATGTCATGGTCGCGCAGAAGATCAGGCAACGGCGCGGATATGCGGTTCCTCAAGGCGAGCGTGTCCCGTACGTCTTCGTGGAAGATACGTTGAATTGCGATGGGTTGCTGAGCGCGCGTGCCGAAGATCCCGCATTCGTCAAGGAACATGCCGACGAGATCAAGCTTGATATGTTGTACTACATAAACAATCAGTTGATGAGTCCTATTGAGACTCTCTTAGAGCTTCTGGTTCCTGACGTCAACGAGGCTGTGTTGGGGTACCCAGGTATCAAGGAAATCATCGACGACTTGAAGAACCGCAGATCGCGCGATGTCAAGGTCTGCAAGCGAATCAAGGTCAACGCCAAGACCGGACAAAAGGAAATCACGGCGTTCTTCGGATTTAAAAGGGACGATTAGTTGATGAAATAAATATGGTTGTCTATGTTATAGAAAATGAGCCAGCAGCAGCAGAAGCCATGGGATGGGTATGCGAAATCGTACGGTCTCATCAAAGGCCCGACGGGAACGGCACCGAACGATCTCAGCGGATCATTGATCGCGTCAATGCACCAATGTTCCTCGCCGCTGGCAGATGCATTCTTCGCGCCGACGAACGTCGATCGCATCCAGACGAATCTCCGCACAGTAATTCGCGAGAAGACGGGCTACGTGATCGACAGGCAAAACGACGAAGATCTCACTATCATCATGCGGGCCATGTATGCGACGCACGCCCAGCATGGCGGAGATCTTCAGCGTGAACTGATGCGACTCAATGCGATTGTCTTATCGGAAATCGCGCCGATGGTCGGGACTGGAATCTCGCAGCATATCGGGTACTTGAGGGACGCGAGCTCGTTGCCTGCACCGCTGGAACGCGCCAAGAATATCTCGATTAAAGGACGCAACACATTTTCTCTCTTTCAAAATATCTAGGCATGTTATAGAATGGCAATGCCTTGGCCCAACCTGATATCATTATCGTTCCTTATATTATTCAGCGTCCTTCTCTGGGGCACATGGCAAGGATTTTTCAGCGCACGGATCAAGAAGTCCACACACGTCGTCGCGCAAAGTGAATCGATTGATCCGTGTACTGCCCTGCGTGCCGAAAACGCCCGTCTCAAAGGACGCGTTTTCGAATTGGAGAATCAACTCGCGGCGCAAACTGCGCTCGCGAACGAACTCAATAAGAAAATCAAAGATCTGTTGGAAATTATCAATAAATTAACGCTGGATCTCGATGCGTGCCGGGCCCGAAACGCCGAGCTTTCTGCAGCCCTGAAAGCGGCCTTGGAAGATCTGGCGGCGACTCGGTCCCAATTGGCCAAATGTAAAGCTGAGCTCTTGGCCAAGCAAATCAAAGATGCGGTATGTAAAATGCAACCTGAGAACGCCAATTTGTTGCGCTGATTTTAGAGCGGATGCGTATCGCCAGGCTGCTTGTATGTGACAGGATGCCTATAGAATTCGCCTTGGGAAACGCGCGGAGGATAATACATTGCGACATACGGTTCTTTGGAACGAAGCCATACGACAACGCCAATGGCTCCCATGACAATACATGCAATTGTCGTGGAATTCATTGCTACTTGTACTATTATTACTAAACTATTATTTTTCATGCACGCAAGCTTCGACTCGTCCCGGCATCTTTGATCGAATAAATAAATAAATTATTGAGTATTTAATAATCTCTGGGTACCGTATGGTGCAAGCGGTCATTGGCGCAAGTGCCGAACGGGCGGAAGTAGCCAATGAGGCGCTCCTTGATCCCGTGAACAAGTTCAGGGCTCACAACAGTTGAAAGAAACCTATCAAAAGCATACATCTAAATACGTGCACACATACTTCACCACAAATCCACAAATTGTGATGTTTTATCAAAACA